GGTCAAAAGGGGTTTGTTGGGGGGTCTATGGGGGATATATCAGTTATCCTGGAAGGGGTTGAATCCACTGAATCCAGAACCTCCTTGTACTCCACTATTCATGGAGCAGGCCGTCTCCTTGGAAGAAATCAAGCCAAGGGAAAGAAGTGCAGAAAAACAGGAAAAATGCTCACAGAAGGAATGGTCAAAAGGGAAGAACATGACGTTTGGATGCGCAAAGCCAGGGTCGAAGTTAGAGGTGGCGACCTTGATGAATCACCCTTTGCTTACAAAAGGATCGAAGAAATCTTGCAAGCGCACCAAGAAACAATAAAAATAATCCATACATTAAAACCTATCGGGGTTTGTATGGCTGATGATAGAACTTTAGACCCATATAAGGATTAATAAGTTTAAGGTGTCTGTTTGCTAAATAGATGAGCGTAACAGCTCCATAGGTTCGAATCCTATTCAATCCGTTTGGAAGCGTCGCATAATGGCTAGTGCAGCAGTCTTGAAAACTGTCGTACGGGTCTTTAAAAAAAATCGGAGTAGTTGAATATTATGAATCAGAAATATGGTTTTAGATGCATCTTAAGCTATTATTTCTTGATAGATTCGAGAATATCTTTTTTAATTTTTTCCGATTTTATAGGTAAATCATAATGAAGCCAAAGCCAATGAAAAACTATGGTAGTATAGGTCATTTGCCTATGTCTAGGTTAGGCATAGGTGATCACAGTTTGAGTGAAAAACAAGCATCTATTTTAATTGATAAACCACGAGATTTTAAAGACCTCGTAATCGTACAAGAAAAAGTTGATGGTGCTAATGTTGGCATTTTAAAGCATGATGGAAAACTTTTAGGTTTGAGCAGGAAAGGACATCTTTGTGTAGATTCACCACTGGAACAATTTCAGATGTTTCAAAAGTTTATAGATAAAAATCAATCATGTTTTGATTTTCTTAATGAAGGAGAACGGGTAGTTGGTGAATGGATAGCTATGGCTCATGGTACTAAATACAAAATAGAAAATGATTTTCCATTTATCGCTTTTGATATCATGAAAAATGATGTGAGAGAGCTATATCTAAATTTTAGAATCCGAATAGGTACAAAAATTCCTGTAGCTCATTTAATTCATATAGGCCACCCCATTTCAATTAAGCAAGTTGAAAAAAAATTAAATGTTAAAATAGGTGAAACATTTGGATATCATGGTTCACTTGAACCTGTAGAGGGTGCTGTATGGCGTTGTGAAAGGGAAGGTAAGGTGGATTTTCTTGGTAAATATGTAAGAGCATTCAAAGAAGATGGAAAGTATTTTAATGAAGATCACCGTAAACTGATATGGAATTGGAGAATAGATCTGTAGCTTTAGTGGTAGAGCAAGAAATTGTTAATTTCTTTAGTCTCAGGTTCAAAAGTCTCAGGTTCAAACCCTGACTTAGTCCTTACGTTTGCCCCGCTAGCTCAACGGTAGAGTGTCGGTTTTACATACCGTTCGTTGGTCTATAAAGCCCGGGCCATCCTCAAAAACCTCAAAACACAAACCTTAATTCCATTTTAACAATTTTTATTCCCTACATTATATCTTAAAGCACAGCTTGTGTATCTATCCTGATAATCTAAGAGGGTGTGTTACACAAAATTATCTCCGAACAATTTTATAAACGTATCTCCTCACAAACATTTTTTGCTCATCATTTTTTTGTTTTACCTCTAAAAAAACTCCTGGCAAACTTTCTCGGAATTAATCTTTCTAACTCGGTTTAAGTATTAGAAAGTTCTTCATAAAATTAAGGCAAAAGCAAGCAATATTGTACGGCACTATCGTACATGAGAACGTAATCATATGGGACGATGGAATATAAGCAAAAAATATAACCCAATACTTTTGGCAGAAGCGGTATGTCTCCATTCACTTATGACTTTTCTTTATGCGTATATATTCACGCTTACGCTGGATCTTTTTTATATCACAATCTAACGGGATAAGATAATATTCCACCACAAATATAGCTATGTTATCAGGTACGAATACGCATTTAATTTTATCATAGAAGAAATGCATTACTTACCTATATTTTTCTTAGTCCAGCTGATATATCCATATACATGGAACCCTAAGCTTACCACACAACCAAGTGTTTGAGAGATAAGACCCAATTGTATGTTACGTGCCATCCAATAAGCTACGAATATACCCCAAAGGACAAAGCAAACGCGTTGGCCTTTAACATTAAACCAAAGGCCAAGTTTACCCATGATGGTGAATATTAAATCTGTAAGTTCACCCATCAAGGTTCCATTTTCTTTTGTTCTTCATTAGGCTGCCATTCACCGCACCAATCTCTCACTTCAACAACAGGATAAAGAGTAGATAATCCTTTAACTTCCATTCTAATAGGCGGATATCTCTGACAATGCATTTCATTTTTAAAAAACCTACAGTTCTCACATTTCTCTTTTGTCATAATATCCTATAAAATCAATGCTATTGCCATTATTGACATACCTCTTCATCTTTCATCTCTTCTACGAAGCAAGATACGGTTGCGCACCACTTATCATTATGTGTTGTCCAAACATGAGCTTGGCAGAAAGGAATGTGCTTCATATAGGCATTCACTTCATTCTCAAGAGAATCACGGATAGTGTAAGGACCAAATAGTTTAATCTTTTCCATCTATGCTTTCCTTAATTGTTCTTTAGTATCAAAATAAGTCAGGTAAGGTCTTTTTAGCCTTTAGTACGATGTCAGCGAAACGCACAATGAAAAAAATCTCATCCTCTATTTTAATCTTCTGGGCAGTGTATTTATTGGCTAAATAGATAATGTCACCTTGTTGCACTGGAGGAAGATATTTGTCTGAGCCAGGTCCTACATTAACAACTTGAAAGCGAGGGTATTCGCTTTCGTTGGCGGGTAAGAAGAGGATACCTTTCTTTTCTTCTTCGATCATCTTGACGATGATGAAGTCATTGAGGGCGAGATAGTTGTTCATGTACATCCTAGTGATATTGATAATATATGAATAAAAGTAGAGCTAAAGCAGATATAATAAAGGGTGACATAAGAATGAGAAGGTTAAGAGAGTCCATATATGTCCTAAAAGTGTGCGTTGCCTAAACAAATATAACTCAATAGGAGGCCAAGCAACGCACAAGAGTCTGATAATAGATCTTATGTTCTATTCAAAAAAATAGTTCCTACATTAAGTTATCGTAGTTATCCTCGATGTACTCATAGTAGAATTGATGTAGGCCAGAATCTGACTTGGAATAGGCAGTCATAAAGTCCTTAATTACTTGTACGCCACGTGGGACCAGTTTCTCTACTTCGATATGGACGGTATTGTTCTCAATACGAAGCGAGGTAATCTTATGATGCTTGCAAGAGATAGCCCATTGATTTGAGTTATCAGGTAGCGTAGATTGATCTGTTGAAGATTCAGGAGGGTCACACGGAGTTGTGTTAATAGCATCCATTAGATTGGTCCTTGTTAATTTTATCTAAAAATTCTTCTAGTCTTTGAATGCGCTTATCTATTTTTTCAATTGTTTCTTGTAAATCCACAATGCTTTCGTCAAAGGAATAGAGTACGTTTGAAAGTTCTTCATCATTCATAATTCGAGATATTACTTATTGTGCATTTTGTGGTGAAGTTTTATTTTCTGAATCCTCAACTTTTCTGTTAAGAGCTCCTTCTTTCTCTATGTTATCCGCTTCATCCCTATCGGACATTTGCTTTTGATGCGCTTGCATTTGAAGTACGAAGTTACCTAACTTGAGGAGTCTATCATCATCAATCGTATCCATCTCTTTGATAGCGCGTACGTTCTCAAGAGATGCTCTTGCTCTATCTTCTTCGGCTTTTGCTTCGCGCTCTGACTCTAAGCCGAGATTAGATAAGGCTCTTGTATCTTTCTCTCTTGCACCTGCGTAATCGGATTGGGCACGGGCTTCGAGCGAGCGTGTTAGCATAGCTTGGTTTTTGAGTTCGGATTGCACTTGCGCTTGTTGCATTTGTTGTTGTTGCTGGGCTTGTTGCTCCATAGCCTTGATGAGGTCGTTCTTGCCTTGAATAGTGAGCTTGTCGATGATATATGAATCTGGTATAGCAATACCCATCTGACGGAGTTGAACAACTTGTGCGAATTCGAGTTGCTTCTGAGTCGAGGTGAGAGAGCCTTCTTCTACTACACAATTATATTTGTGGAAAAACTTATCTATGAACTCAGGTTGAGGCTCATGACCGAGTATACGTGATATCTTACCGAGTTCGAAATTCTTTTGCATAAGATCTATTGTAAGATCTCCTAGAGCTTTCTGAGATTGGTTTAGGTTATCCATTACCCCTTGCAGAGACATAAGACCGGCACCCATGCGCAGTTTCTGTAAGAAACCTGACATATCATCGCCTTGTCTATTCTCTCCGAAATTAGCCTCATTAATGCCTGCTATAGCCATTATTTCGTTGTCAAGCATTTGGGATAGCTCGAATAAAGATTGTGGAATCTGAGGCGGTTGTATAGGCACTACATCGCTTGCTAGATTAGCAGATTTTTTGAAGTAAAGTACTTTGCCAGGACCTTGCAGAAATGCATCTTCGGGGTTTACCAGGGCATCTTCTTTGACCATTAGACCACTTTGAGTCTGTGAGGAGAATATATCCATCATGTTATTGCGCCAAGTGTTTAACTGTATCTGGCTATCGCGTAAAGCTCTTACCATACCCTGATAGCGATAAGCATAGTTTTGGACATCGTTGCCATAATGGTAACAGACAAATGGCACAAAAGGATATTTATCAATGCCGTAGGGTTGACGTTCTTGGTATACTTCTTCGCCATTAACAACGACATGAAGCTTGACTGTTGGTTTCATGGCAGATATGAGGCGTACATTAGGATTTAGACGAGCTTTAAGCATTTCAAATTGATCATCAGTACCATTCCAGTCCACGACCTCGCCCGTCTGTGTATCCATCAGCTTCTTAACACGTCTGTAGTCACGTTTCCAGTATTGATCATAGGAAAATAGTTCTTGCTGATACTGATACCAGTTTTGTGCCATGAACATGAACTTGCCATCTTTAACACCATAGCCCTTGGATAACATGGGTAGATCTTTCTTAAGACGTGGGAAGATAGAAAGCAATTGCTTACGAGAAAGATATTTGCGCGTCCATATCCAGTCACAGTCGGAAAGATCTTTTTTAGTCCAGTAATTATCCATCAAAAATTGTGAGTAGGGGATTCTCTCTGTCTTTATATCGCCTGACTCAGGATCTTCTCGATAGTCCATCCAGACTTCAAGCAGGTTAAGACCGCACATATTAGCTCCCTCAAAGGCTTGTGAGATCTTATCATAGGTATTATCTTCACCCATTACCCAGTTAAGACATTTAGTGAAGTCGTCGGCTGTCTGTTGTGCGCCCGCATCTCGAGGGGTGACAATGGTTGCTAGTCTATGATCGCGTTGATATCCTCCCACCATGTTAAGTACGCGCAAGATCTTGTTGAACTGAAGTCGCTTTTGATTGCGGTAGTTGATGTTGTAGAAAGTATTCCAGTAGTCTTGCTGCGAGGTAGCCATCTTGATATCTAGATCGGCTTCGTACCACCATTGTTGCCAAAGAGGTTGAGATTCTTGCCATCTAGTATCCATTTCGCGGGTGATAGATATCTCGGACATATCGCTCCTGTAAATTAAAATATTAATTTACATATAGCGATTAAAATAATTGTATTCTAATTAAAAGCTATGATAAAAGATGGATGTTTGTGTTCTTTATAGTTAGGGAATCCGTTAGACGTTCCCTAACTATTTTTAAAATCTATACCCACGCTTTCTTTTACGCTTCTGAACGGCCGTCATGCAATGATAGTCGCATGTGTCGCGAGGTCTTAGTTTTGGATGTGTAAAATCTTTTAAGCAATTGATACATTTCTTCTTAATATCCGAGATATTTGTTGCGCCACTCATTTATTTTCTCAGAGTTAAGGTTAGCGGTTTCCGGTATTGTTTTTAGACCTACGGCTAGGTAGCGAAATGCGTCAGCACCGTGCGAAAATTGATCGTGAAGGGGTTCGTCATAATAGACTTTAAGTGAGTCATTCCATTTCTTACGATAAAAGTCTAGGCAATCAATGCCTCGCTTTGCGTTCTTAGAATGAAAGATGCAGTTAGGCAGTGTTGAGCGTACGGCCTGTATGCCAGCATCTATTTTATGATCGGGCACTATAGTCATATTGAAGCCTAGTTGTCTAGCTACTTCAATGCGTTCTATTCCTGTTGTGAATTCGCGTACTTTCATATCATGCGGTACATAGTGAGTACCCCAAACTATATTATTCTCTCTACGAAAGTTGTCCAGGTAGTTAATATAATGTTCGAGACTTTCGTTAGAATTCTCGTAATATCGGTGAATAGCGATCTGGCCGTTTTTAAATCTCTGGAAGATGAAAATGGCGGTACTGTCTGAGATGCCAATATCCCAGGCGGTATGGACTGGTAAATCCTTATTGATTGCGAGTGTAGTAGTAAATCTTTCCTCGTTGCGGGCGGTCTGAATCTGTTTTCCATAGTACGCGCCCTCAGCTCCACGAGTGAAACTACAGTAGTATTCTTGTTGAATGAAATCTTCTGGGTAACCCTGATCCCTAAGCTTTTCGATGTGTGAAAGAGGGAGGGTGTTTGTATCATCGATAGTCTTGAGGTCACAGTAATACTCGTCTGGATGAGATTTTGCGTAGTTATAGAGGTGATAAAAATGGTTCTGTCCATTCGGGGTTGACAGAAAGATGACAGTACCCTGATTCTGCGAGATACGTGGCTCGAGTGTATACCATGATTCTGGGTCCATGTAAGCATATTCGGAGAGTATAATAAATTTGGGATTCATGCCACGGGCATTTTGTGCATTTTTCTTATCTAGTCCCATGACGGAATAAATGGAGTTATTGTAGAGTTTAAGAGACATGTCTTGAGAATTTTTGGAAATGATAGTCTCTTTGGGGAAGTGATCAAGATAAGGAACGCTAGATTGGTCATCATTATCATGTATTGAGTCCCATATAGCGCGTTTACCTTGTTTATACTGAGGGAAAGTGTGTAGATAGACGCCTGGTGAGTCGTAGGCGAGGAGGGCAGCGACGTTAAGTGCGAAGAGGTCTTTTCCTGCGCCTCTGTGCCAGCATAGAACGATCTTTCTTTTTCCCTTAAGAATCGCTCTCCAAGCATTCATCTGGTATTCGCGTGGTTTGAATTTGTGGGGTAGTTGGTAAATTGTTTGAGCCACGGGAGACGTATCCTTCTGGTTGGACGAGTAGAATTTGTTGAGATTCCTGAGTTTCTTTTATGAGTTTCTTGAGTTGTTGGTTGTAGAGGGGTTGAGTTAGTGCATAAGTGGGGTGAGATAGTTCTTTATGGAGTGTAAGTTTCTCTCTTCTGGCGCCTATTTTTTCTTTAGCCATATCTAAAGCCTCACGAAATTCTGTGTCTTGAGAGGCCCAAGCATATAGTCTTTGGTTGGAATAACCGCGGGAGGGTGCGAAATCTTCAAGTACGAGACACTGAGATTGGTCGGCAAATTCTAGTAGGGCTACAGCTTCGGCTTTTCTATCATATTCTTGAGGTCTACCGATTTTTGTATTAACGGGAAATTTGCCTTTGACGGCTTTATTGGAATCTGTTTTTTTCTTCATATGTTCATATAAGAATAAATTTAATTTAATAATCTACAAAAAACTAGTTGTAGGTTACATGGTGTCATAATATTATGATGTCATACAACCAGGGTGTCATATTAATTATTAGGAACTATGGAAAAGAAGGTTATATTTACGATTAGGTTACCGGAAGATGTGTACAAGGAAGTAAGGGATTACTGCTTTTA